CCCCGGCCCCCCGCCCGCCGCTGCCGCCGCCGGTCCCGCTGGTCCTGGTGATCGCTACGGGCGGGCAGGGCCAGCACCACCGGGTGCTCTCCACCGGTCAGGTCACCATCGATTCCTTCGCTCCCACCACGGGCCAGGCAATGCGCCTGGCCCTTCGCGTTGACGCAGCGATCAACGCCCTCGTGGCCGGTCACGACCACCCGGTCACGAAGGTCACGGGGAACGCCCCAGCAGAGTCGCCCGACCCGACTATCACGGCCGCCCGATCGACGGCCACCTACCAGATCACCACACGGAACCAACCGTAAGGAGAACACCAATGGCAGTGAATGCCGACAACGTACTCGGCTTCGGGTCGGACGACGACAGTCTCTACCTGGGCGCCTACGACCCCGCCCTCGCCACCAAGATCCAGGGCCTCACCACCGCCGTACCCACCACCCTGAAGGACTGCGGGTGGCTGTCCGACGACGGCATCAAGCTCACGATGGACGACTCTGTCACCAAGATCAAGGGCCACCAGGGCCATGGTGTCGTGAGGACCTTCATGGACTCCTCGGAGACCGGCCTTGAGGCTGCCCTGCTTGAGTCGCAGTTGGACATCGTGACCCGCTTCCTGAACGCGACCGCGGAGAAGATTCAGGAGCAGATCGGTGCCGGCCCGCAGAAGACCGACGTCGCGAAACTGACGGCGAAGGCGCAGCGCACGGTGACCGTGCTCAGTGGCGTCCTCGACGTCTTCGACACCGCCTCCACCGGGGACGCCCGCACCCGCATGCGGATCGTCTTCCCTCGCCTCGAGCTCGGTGAGCGCGGCGAGGTGGCCTTCAAGGTGGGCGAGCTGACGGCTTGGTCCTACAAGCTGAGCGTCCTGGGTGACTACGTGATCTACAGCAACGCGAAGTCGCTGATCCCGGCCTGACGGCCGCTCTAGCCCCCTGCCCCGGCGCGGATGGTCGGTCCCTGCGCCGGGGTGGGGTCACCACAATCTTGGGACCGCCACCACCGAAAGGGACCGACAGATGACTAGCAAGAAGACCAGTGAGACCGGGAAGCGCGCCGCCGAGATCGGGGCTGCGACCCCGAAGGACTTCCAGGAGGCCGAGGCCAACGGGGGCCGCATCGTGGAGGTGACCGTCGACGGCCTCACCATCGCCGTCGACCCAACCGCGTTCCAGTCCGACTGGGAGGTGATTGAGGCGCTGGCCGCCATGGAGGACGGTAGTGCCTCGCCGGCCGCGATGATGCGGGTGACCCGCGCCGTCCTGGGGGACTCCTACGACGAGGTGAAGAACCACGTCCGCGACGTCGACGGCAAGGTGTCCGCCGACGCCATGGGAACCTTCCTCCAGGACGTTTTCGAGGTCCTGAACGCGGGAAACTGATCGCCCTCCCCGCGCTCCTGCGGGAGCATGGGGAGGAGATCGAAGCCGACCTGCTGCGGGTCTATGGGGTGGACCTCCTGGACCTCTACCGGGGCCGGCTGACGCCTAGGCGGCTGCTGGTCCTCATCCGGGGCCTCCCGCCAGGCAGCGCCCTGGGGCGGGCTATGGGCGGGGACGTTGCCCTCTCAGATGAGGTGACCGCCACGCGCATGGCCGCCTGGCAGATCTGCTGCTACATCGCCTCCGCCGTCGGGGCCAAGCAATCCGACCTGCCGAAGCCTCCGAAGCCACCCGAACCGGGGTGGCAGCAGAAGGCGCGGGAGGCGCAGGAGCGGCAGGACGCCAAGGGGCTCCGATGGCTCGCCAGGCACCCAGAACTGGCCGCCCAGGCCAGCGCATAACCATCACAGGGGAGGCCCCGCAGCACGCCGCTGTGGGGCCTCCCAGCATATAGAGGAGGGGCCAGGATGGCTGGCAGCAAGCCCACGGGACACACCATCGGCACAGCCTGGATCCAGGTGGCCCTCTCCACCAAGGCGATCTCCCAGCAACTCAAGGAGGCCCTGGGGGACGTCGACACTCGGCCGGCTGAGCGCAGCATCGTCTCCGGCCTGGGCGGGGCTTTCCAGAAGGTCGGGAAGATCGCCGCCGGTGCGCTCGCCGTCACCGGCGCTATTGGCCTGGCAGCCAGTTTCTCGGATATCGCGAAGCAGGCCATTGATGCCTCCGACGCCACCAACAAATTCAAGAACACCTTGGGCTTCGCGGGGAAATCCGCGGCCGATATTGATCGGCTCACGAAGTCCACGAAGGACTACGCGGACAAGACCGTCTACGGCCTATCGGATATCCAGTCGATCACCGCCCAATTGGCGTCGAATAACGTCGAGGGGTATGACAAGCTCGCTGAGGCTGCCGGCAACCTGAACGCCGTCGCCGGCGGAAACGCCGAGACATTCAAGAGCGTCGGTATGGTGCTCACCCAGACTGCCGGTCAGGGGAAACTCACCACCGAGAATTTCAACCAGCTCGCCGACGCCGTCCCCGGCGCGTCCGGGAAACTCCAGCAGGCCCTCCTCGAGGCGGGCGCCTACACGGGTAATTTCCGTGAGGCGATGGAGAAAGGGCAGATCACCGCCGAGGAATTCAACGCCGCGGTGATGGACCTGGGCATGACCGACGTCGCCAAGGAGGCGGCGACGTCGACGGCGACGATTGAGGGCGCGTGGGGTAACCTCGAGGCGGCCCTGGTGTCTGGGGCGATGGGTATCGTCGACCAGATCAAGCCGGCGCTGACCGGCTTCATGGGGAATGTTGCCACCGGGGCCGAGAAGGCTTTCGGGTGGATTAACGACAAACTGGTGCCCGGAATCCAGGGCGTCTGGGACATTCTCTCCAAGGGCCAGTTTGATGGCTCCTCCAAGGTATTCGGCCTCGAAGAGGACTCCGGTATCGTTGACTTCCTCTTCAAGATCGGGGAGTCCGCCCGGGCGGCCGGGGATTGGATTACCGGCACGCTTATCCCTGGAATCCAGGGCGTCGCCAGCATTCTTTTCCAGGGCGACTATCAGGGGCCCGCATCGCTCTTCGGACTCGAGGAGGACAGCGGGCTGGTAGACTTCCTCTTCGGCATCCGGGATGCCGCTATCGAGGCCGGCACCTGGATCAACAATACGCTCATCCCGTCGGTGCAGGGGATCGCGGAGATCATCTTCACCGGCGACGCGGACAAGCCGATCTTCGGCCTCAAGCCCGATTCGGCCATCGTGAGCTTCCTCGAGGGGCTGCGCGACGCCGTCAGCTGGGTCGTCGATGCTGGCCTGAAGATGAACGCCTGGATCATCGACAACAAGGGCCTCCTGGGTGGTCTTGCGGTCACGATCGGCACTGCCGTCATCGCATTCAAGGGGATGCAGACGGTGATGGCGATTTCCGCCCTGGGCGGTTCTGCCAGCGCAATCTTGTCGTTCGTCACTGGGATGGAGTCATTCAAGAAGGCGACGGACCTAGCGAAAGCCGCTCAGGCCGCTTTCAACGTGGTGATGAATGCAAACCCGGTCATTCTCGTGGTGACCGCTATTGCCGCTCTCGTGGCTGGCCTGACCTGGTTTTTCACGCAGACAGAGACCGGCAAGAAAGCGTGGGCGGCGATCACCGCAGAGTTCCAGAAATTCCTGGACTGGATTGCCCCATACTGGGATGCGACACTGAATGCCCTGAGTGCCGCCTGGAGCGTCGTGTGGGAGGCTGTGAGCGGGTTCTTCACCTCCTATGTGGTGCCCGTGATTACGGGGGCTGTGAGCGTCCTGGGGAGTATCTGGAGCGGGCTTGTCTCCATCGTCACTGGCGTGTGGTCGGGTATCCAGTCCGCGGTGCAGACGGTGGCCGATTGGTTCACCGCCTATGTCGTCCCTGTTTTTGAGGCCGTGTGGACGGGAATCAAGATCGGCGTCTGGGCGATGGCGCTTCCGTTCATTGTGGTCTGGACGCTGATTCAGACTGCGGTGCAGATTGTCGTGGACTGGTTCATGGCCTATGTTGCCCCGACACTGGCGACCGTCTGGTCGTGGATTGTGGCTGGCGCTCAGGTCCTCTGGGTCGGTATTCAGACGGTCTGGGGGTGGATTCAGGCGGCTGTCGCTGTCACGGTCGACTGGTTCAGCACCTATGTGGCACCGGCGTTGGCGGCAGTCTGGGTTGGCATTCAGACCGGGGCGCAATACCTTTGGGCCGGGATTGTCGCCATCTGGAATGGCATTCAATTAGCCGTCCAGATGTCCGCGGATTTCTTCACGACCTATATTCTGCCGACCATTTCCGCCGTATGGACTGGAATTCAGATCGGGGCGCAATTCCTATGGAACGGGATTGTGACGATTTGGAATGGCATCCAGTTGGCCGTCCAAACCGTGGTCGGCTGGCTCCAGACCTACGTGCAGCCTGTCATTTCGGCCGTCTGGGATGGGATCAAGGCTGGAGCCAACCTCCTGTGGACCGGAATGGTGACCATCTGGGATGGCATCAAGAGCACCGTGAATACGGTCGCAATGTGGTTCCAGAATACGCTCAAGCCTATTTTCGACACGGTTACGGATAACATCAAAACCGCGTTCGACAATATGAAGAGCGGCATTCAAACCATTTGGGATGGCGTGAAATCTGTCGCCGCAAAGCCCATTAATTTCATCATCAATACGGTATACCGGGATGGAATTAAGAAAACGGCCGACAGTATCGCCGACAAACTGGGACTCTCCCTGAGGCTCCCGGACGTCTCCGCAATCCCAGGATATGCCACCGGTGGTGTCCTCCCCGGCTATTCGCCGGGGCGGGATATCTACCACTTCTACAGTCCGGACGGCGGCGGCGCTATCGCCCTCTCCGGCGGTGAGGCAATCATGCGGCCCGAGTGGGTGCGCGCCGTCGGCGGCCCCGCAGCAATCCACCGCATGAACGCGGCCGCGCGCGGCTCCAGCGGCGGGCACATCCCCGGCGGTGACCGGGGAGCCGAGTTCGCCGCCTTCGCGAAGGGTGGCATCTGGGACAAGATCAAGGGGACCGTGAGTGCCGGGGTCCAGAGCGCGAGCGACTGGATCTCCAGCGCCGCGGACGCGGCCTCCTCGATCATCTCTGACCCGCTCGGGGCGGTCGAGAACTTGATTACCGCGCCCGTCAAGGTCTTGATGCGGGGGCTGCCCGGCTCGGGGTTCTTCCACGATTTCGCGGCCGCTATGCCACAGAAGTGGATCGACGGATTCGGGGAGTGGCTGAAGGGCAAGACGGCCACCATGGCCGCCAGCGACATCGTAAATGCGGCCAGGATGGCGATCGGCGCGACCTACGTGTGGGGTGGATCCTCGATCCCGCCCGGCGTCGACTGCTCGGGCCTCGTCTACTGGGCGGCCCACCAGATGGGGAGCAATATCCCGCGCCTGACGGCTGCCGGCTACCAGGCGGGCTCTACGCCCGGCGGCTCACTGAATACTCCCGGCACCCTGTTGTTCTGGGGGTATCCGGCGCACCACATCGCCATCGCCTCCGGTAACGGGATGATGGTCGAGGCCCCGACATTCGGCATCCCGGTGCGGGAAACCCCGATCTACGGCAACCCGTCGACGGGCCTCTACAAGTTCGATTCCGGCGGCCTTTTGCAGCCTGGGCTGACGACGGTCCTGAACGCTACGGGCAGGCCGGAGCCGGTTTTCACGGGCGGCCAGTGGGACAAGATCGACGACCTCCTAGCCAAGGGGAACTCCGGCGTGCCGGAAGTGCTCGAGGTGCGGGACGTCGACGGCGTCCTGATCGGCCGGATGCAGGTGGAGGCCGGCCGCGCGGTCGACCGCGTCGCGTCGGACCTGTCCGGCCGTCGTATCCACTAACCGGGCGGGGATCGCCACACCAGCGATCCCCGCCCCCTATTCCAGGGGGTATTGAATGGCGCTGACTGAGATGCGAGTCAACCTCTGCCAGAACGGTTCTTTCACCAAAGACACTTTCTGGTGGTGGAGCTGGAAGTCGGAGATCTCCGCCGAGAACGGCCGGATGAAGATCAAAGCGCAGGACGCCAACGGCTTCAACAAGGTCGCGATCTCGCAACGCGTCAACCTGGGCGGGCCTGCCGCAACAGATCAGCGCTGGGCGTCCGTCGCTGCCGACTTCGACACGTCCCCCATGGGCGCATCCCTACAGGATGCGGCGATGCTCGCCCTGCGCTTCTACCTCCCGGGGAAGCAGACCGTTCACTACGCGGTCATGATCGGCCAGACCGCACCCACCGGCCGCGGTCGGCTAATCATGGAAGTCCCGCCCGGCGCGGAATCGTTCGACGTCTACGTGGGAGTGACCAACCTGGGCAACCGGGTCGGCACGATCTACGCGGACAACGTGCTCATCCAGCTAGGTCCGACGCGCGAGAGCGTCGCCGACACGACCTACTTCGACGGCGACACCCCAACCAGGGAGGAGGGGAGATCCGGCGTCGGCTGGCAGCACCAGTGGACCGGCGACAAGTACCGCTCAGCGTCCCGGGCGATCCACAGTGTCCTGCCCGGTAAAGAGATCGCCATCGAGGACATCAGCGCCTCGGAGGGTCACCCGGCGGTGTCCCTCGCCGTCCACGGCGACGGCACCGGATACTCGGTGACCCGGACCGTCCGCGGGTTCACGACCCTGATCCGCGGCGGCGCAGACATCCGCATCTCCAACCTGGACTACCTCGAGGACCACGAGATCCCCCTGGGGGAGACGGTCACCTACACGCTGCGCCATGAGGTCACGGAGCAGTCATGGTCAGCGAGCGTCCGCCTGGACTCGCCGTCGGCGTGGCTGTCCGACCCGCTGGACTGGACGTCCGCGATCGAGCTGGACATGGGCGACCAGGGACGGGATGACCTGCCGCTGCTGACCGCTGGCTCCCTATCCGGCCACAAGTGGGGCACGGGAGGCAAGATGGTCCTCCCGCTGGGGGCGCGCCTGCCGGTCCAGCTCGGGGCCGCGAGGACTGCCCCTGAGGGCCTGAAGGCGATCATCACGACCTGGGACCAGCGGCAGGCTGACCGGGTCGCGGCCCTGGTGGAGCAGGCCGGTGTCCTCCTCCTGCGCGTCCCTCATGACCCGCAGCGGGCGACCCTGTGGGGCGGGTACCTGCCGGCCGACATGCAGGTCGAGTACGTCGCCGAGGGCATCACCCAGTGGGACCTGTCCGGGGGTGTGATCGCACCTCCGGCGCTGCCGGTCCTGGTGGTCCGGGCCACCTACGACCGCTCAAGGGAGCTCGCTGCGGGCGCCACCTACGACGCGATCAAGTCCCGCCTGGGGACCAAGACCTACGCCGACGTCAAGAGGCGTCCGCTCCAGATCGGAGGCTGACCATGCTCGCGATGACTGACGCCGCCCGCCAGTCGATCACCGGCACCCGCTCGAGGGAGTCGGTGCAGGTGGACGCCTACCTGGGGGACGACCTGGTGCGCGCTGGCCTGCGCGTGGAGTCCTGGTCCCTGACCTGGGACGCCGGCCGCGCTGTCCAGTGCTCCGGCACCATCAAGATCATCGACGAGGATGGGACGCTTCAGCCGTGGGTGCTGGGTGACACCCTGGGGCCGGGGGCGCGTCTGCGCCTCACCTGGATCGCCGAGGATGGTAGTCGCATCCCCCGCGCCGTCCTCGTCGTCACCAAGCCCGAGCCGGAGCAATTCTGGCAACTCACCCGCGCCGGGGGTGTCGAGCGGTGGCTGCCGACCGGCGGTGTGGTCACCTGCTCTGTGGAGGACACCAGCATCCTCCTCCAGCGCGACAAGCTTCAGGCCAAGACGCCCGGGGATGAGCGCTCCGACGTCGTCAAGGAGGCGCGCCGCCTCCTGGCTGGGACGGTGCCGCTCGTGGACGACTCGAAGAACTTGACGCTGCCGAAGGTGGCGGCCGGAACAATCTACGAGAAGGAGCGGCTGGACGCGATTGACGATCTCTTGTCCCACGGGGGTCTGGCGCGCCGCACGGACGGTGAGGGGACGATGCACATCATCGACCCGAAGAAGGGGGCGGACAGCCCCGTGTGGCGGATCCAGGGCGGGGATTTCATGGCCGCCCTGGTGTCCCTGTCCCGCTCGATGGACCTGGGGACCGTCTACAACTCGGTCGTGGCCACCAGCCAGGGCGGGCAGGGCGAGCACATCGGCCGCGCCTACCTGGACCACGGGGTCTCCCGATGGGGCGGGCCGCTCGGCAATTCGACCGAGTTCTACAGCAGCCCGCTGATCGACTCGACGACGGCGGCCGAGCGCGCCGCAGCCACCCGCCTCGCCGAACAGACCCGCCCCCAGACCACGCGCCCCCAGGCACAGAGCTC